CCGGTAACCATTCCGGGACTCTATAGTTGAATTGGCATTTATGCATGCGATTATTTGGAAAAGTATATCAAGGCATTTATGCCTTGACTTATTTTTAACCAATGTAGTCGTATTTTGACCATTATTCCAAGTATCTATCTGTGCTAAACTAACAGACCCTGGCTTCGGCCATTCGCAGCAATACCAGCTGCATTTGACAGTATAACTGTCTGCCCATTTCTGGGCGTTTTCGCACTATATGTGCGTTTTTACCAGTATTTATTACTGGCGTGATCTAAGTATTGAGCATTGCAGCTCTGTTTTCCAACTGCAACGTACATTTCATGTGAGGACCTGACTAGTCTGAGAAATAATCAAGTCACTTCATGTTTAATTGTAATTGTTTTATATAGTTGTGTAGTCCAGTAGGACTGTAGATGTGGAGGTTGCGCTATTAGAGTGATATAAAAAATCTATGCTTATAATTTCAAAAACACGCTCTAGTATACAAGCCATGCTGCTATTGAGCAGATTGGTAGGCACTATGTGACAGAGAATAGACTTCAATAGGTGCACTTTGTGGACTGATGTGATTTAATAAAACTAGAAGTACTGCTTGAATGAGTACAGGTGTGGGATACACCAGCACATAGGAGCAACGTCGTTTATCGGCTGAACAAAATTCTTGCTTGACCTACGGGTAAGGATCTGGGGTTGGCGTTCCAGTTTTTAGTGGCTCTCGGGTAGGGATAACCCAACGGTTGGACACTGGCCGTTCACAGTCACAGATCGCTTTTGTAAAGAGAGCGAGATCAGAACACATGAGTACGTGTTCCTAGGCTACAGATGAAAGTAGCCCCCAAAGCAAGACTGCCGTAGCAGTCAACACCATGAAAGAAACCTATCATGACAGACTCTAATATTAATTCGATTGATATGGGTTCACAGGAGGTAATCAGCCCTTCTGGCCCCAACAGAGCCTTGAGTTCACAAGAGGTAACCAGCCCTCTTGGCTCAGATAGAGATCCAAGTCCGCCACGGGAAGTGTATAAGGAGAATTGGTATGGCCTTCGTAAAAAGAGGGACAGAGCCAAGCTCCGACGCAAAAACCGTAAGCCTAAGATGAAACATCAGGCTGGCGAAGAAGGAAATTCCTCTGGCATTGAGTATGAGTCAGATTTGAGAATGAAAATCCGTGATTCGGAGAGTGGTATGACCGTTCCATTACATTGGTTTGGTCATGAACACACTTTCCAATCAGGATCAGAGACCAACGAGCAATATTCGTTTGCGTCGTCTCTCCCTGAAATTATTCATGTCAGTAGGGGTTTCATGGATGTGGTGGAAAAAGCTCCCGATTTTTGGACTGCGGTCAAGAATCATAAGGCATTAAAATATGATAATATTGTCGGCTATGTGGAAGGCGTTTTACAATTGTTAGTCATTTTGACTGACGAGAATGTTAGTACCAAAGCCGCCATTTCAGCTGTTATGCTATATGCAAAAACACTGATTGGCAGAGACAAATCATTAATTTTGTCTATAGGGGAGTATGTTGAGACATTATTTATGACTTCGCAAAGTAATGGATCAACCTTTCTTGATGCACTTTCCGAGTGTAGAAATAATTGGAAACTGTTTAAGGACAACAAACTGTTCAAAAAGTTTTCCAATCTTCTCACTCTGTTAGTCTCACTTGGCATATGTGAAGCTACAACTCTTTCGTTCTCAATAGGGAGCATGAAGATTATTGAAGCGCGTGCCCAAGAAGTTCAGATGAGCGCGTTCGATGTTACGGATGCGATTTTTGATACTTTAGCCTTCTTTATTGAAGGTGGGTACAGATGCTTTCAAGCTGGATCATTAAAGCCACTACTCTACGATGATGTACGAGTCCATGCCCTTGAGGATGAATACATTATGTTGAGTAGAATGTGGGACTTGCAGCAAAACGGAAATTTGCTCAAGATGGAGGGCGTTGAGGCGAGTGAATTCGATAATAGGCTGGAGAACTGCATCTCCAGCTTTAAACGAATGTTACCGTCCTTCAGCGGTTTGGACAAGAAGATTATTTCTGATAAGTACAATAAGTTGTTACAAATCAAGAGTGATTATGTATTGTCCAGACTCGCCGGAGGAACTCGGCGCGCTCCGTGGACTGTGGAGCTATTTGGCGAGAGTAGTCAAGGAAAGTCCACAGTGGGGGATTATTTGTTGGATGGCATGCTTATGTCTGCAAATCTATCTACCGATAAGATACGAAGAGCAGTTTTAAATGCATCCAGCAGATTCATGGACACATGGAAGACGGACACTCTAGTTGCCATATTGGATGATATGTGTAACGAAAAGAGTGGCTTTGTCGAGAAACCCCCAACTCGATGGGTCATTGATTTGTGTAATAATCAGACCTTCTATGCTCCCAAAGCTGAAATTGAAGCTAAGGGAAAGGTGTTTGTTGAACCTGAAATTGTTCTTATCAACACTAACAAGAAGGATCTAGATGCGTACACTTATTCAAATTGTCCGTATTCCGTGCAAAGACGAGCTCATATTGTAGCCACTATTAAGGCAAAAACTATGTTCCAAAACATCATTGATGGTGTGGAATGTGGTCTGAGTGCCGAAAAGGTCAAAGAGTACTATGAAACTCATGACCAACCAGTGGTGGAAGACCTATGGAATATCAATGTCGAAGTTGCTATTAAACCAACAGGCAAGTTGGATCAATTGGCAACTTATACACCCTTTGTCTACAAAGGCAAGGAGATGATGGGCATTGGTATGAATGAATTTCTGGAGATGAACATTGATCTTTTCCAGAAACATAGGGCTCGACAATATGAGATCATCAACAAGTCAGATAATTCCGCAAAAATGCAAAAATGTGGAATTGACGGATGTTGCAACGTCAAAGGCGTGTGCTCCTGTCATACTGACTATGTTTCCTTACCTTCTTTTCGTGTCCCCGAGTACGTTAGCGAGGACGAAGGAGAGAAAGAGGAAACCCCTTCGGGGCGTCGAGGCTTCTTTGGAAGGAAGCCAAGGGCGAAGAAGGGAAAACGAAATATGAAGAAGCAGTATGGTGAACAAGTTGCTAGTGTTATACATAACGGCATAACGTCTATCACATCTGTGGTAGATAGAGAAGCCCATGCACTAGATGGCTTAGCCACCAAAGGTTTATACCTAGCTGCTTCATATTTCACAGCCAATTGGGACTGGCTTTCATTAGTCCCAGCTCCTGTGTGGGAAATGGATTTTGCACAGAGACTGTTGAAGTATTATACAAAAGACATAATAGTCCAGCGCATTAATAGCGCTATGTGGGCTACAATTGTCTTAACAACATGTCTCTCTATAGCAATTCTATATACCAGCCTATCACTATATCCATTTGTTTTACTTTTGTGGATCATTGCTCTGCATTTTATGAGGAGTGTCTACGTTAATATGGAGAAGTGGATTATGGCTGATATAACACGCAGGAGTAAAATTATGTACCCTGTTCTAGAGAAATTCAAGAACGACAATTATAAATATATTGTTGGAGTTTCTGTGGCTGCTTTTAGCGTAATGGCTTTGAGATGTATCTATAAGTCATATTGCGCGCTGCAGCCCAAGCAAGGGAACATAGAAAAACCCACACAACAGGCCATTGAGGTGAGAGATGCTGAGAAGAATCCGTATGTTGAAGTGATGACCCGACCATTGCCTATTACAGGTAAAGGTAGAACTATCACTGGTGCAAATATGGATAGTATTCTCAATAATAATCTCTTGTATGGATCTGTCTACTGGGGTGAAAATGACAAAGGTGAAGAAATGCGTATGATGGTCAATCCGTTGATGGTTGACACGAATATCATGATCTTGCCTAAACATTATTTCGACAAAGGAGATACCACTATGATATGTAAAAGGAACAATCCTGATACATTAGGTGGAACCTTTGAAGTTCGATTGGATGTTGTTAACACCGTAGACATTGAAGATTCAGAACTCACAGTTGTGTATGTGGCTGAGGGAGGTTCTTATAAAAATATTACAGATTATTTGATAGATACCTTCCCCACAGATCATGGCTTTTATATGAAGTATAGACAGAAAGATGGAACATTCCTCAATGCACGTGGAAAGGCAATTGCCAATCCTAATTGTAATAATGGAACTGTTTTCACTGGAGTTGAATACTTTAATTTGACCATGAACACATTTGGTGGGCTGTGTGGTGCTGTTTTATACAGCGCGGGTATCGGTTGTAATATTACCGGTATCCATGTTGGTGGAATTGATGGTGCACCGGTGGGGTGTGCCTCAATTCCAAGGAAATCCCAAGTCCTAGCTGCGATTGAGAAGTTGCGCAAACGCAAAACTTGCATCAAGACAGCTAGTGACAGTGACTTCCCAGAAAAGCAATTTGGCATTGAGTTCATGACAAAAGAACCATTACATGCCAAAAGTCCTCTCAATTTTTTGCCTGAGGGGTCCACGATTCAGTATCATGGAGCCTGTATAGGTAAGACGACATCTCACTCCGATGCCAAGAAAACATTGATTTCTGACATTGTAGCAGCTGAGACTGGAATCTTTAATAAATGGAGAGGACCTGTCATGAAACCCGAGTGGAAGGGTTGGCAGGATTGCTTGGCCAATATTAGTAAACCCGGTTTATCAATGCCATATGCTTTGCTAGAGCATTGTGCCGAAGACTATATTGAGCCATTACTGGAAGTTATGGAGGATAGACCCTTCTGGAAGGAGATGAGACCCCTGACAGATGAGGAAAATCTCTTAGGAGTTCCTGGAAAGAAGTTCATGGATGCCATAAAGAAGGCGACTGCTATTGGCTATCCATTAACTGGGCCCAAGGCAAAGTTCTTGGAAGAGCTGGAGGCCACTATGACCTATCCTCATAATTTCAAATTGACTGATGAAATAATGAAGGAAATCATAGAGGCCGAGTCCCGCTACGCTCGAGGTGAACGGGCGTATCCTGTTGCAAAGGCTTGCAAGAAGGATGAAATACTGCCTAAAGAGAAGTGTAGAATATTCTACGGAAATTCTATAACTCTTACATGGCTTATTCGGAAGTACTATTTACCACTTATTAGATTCCTCCAGATGAACCCTCTTTTGTCTGAGTGTGCAGTTGGTATTAACTGTCACTCTAAAGAGTGGGACCAACTTTATCAATACTTAACAAAGTTTGATAGGTTGATTGGAGGTGACTATAAGAAGTACGACCAAAAACTTCCAGCACAATTGATCATTACAGCATTTCGTATTATGATCTCACTTGCTGAGAAGTGTGATTATTCTGAAAGAGACCTCAAAATTATGGAAGCTATGGTAGCCGACATTGTCTATGCTTACATTGCTTTCAATGGGGATCTTGTCAGCTTGACTTGTGGGACACATATCAGTGGTAATTCACTCACAGTGATTATCAATGGTATTTGTGGTGCCCTCAACTTGAGAGCTGCTTTCTTCAGTAATAATCCAACAACTATGAAGTTCAGAGACCATGTGGCTCTATCAACATATGGAGATGACAATCTTGGATCTGTATCCAATGAATGTAATTTCTCTATCAAGATAGCATCTGAATTTCTGGCCAAGTATGGCCAAACATACACTATGCCTAATAAGGAATCAGAAATTTCTGAGTTTCTACGACCAGAAGATTTTGAATTTCTTAAGAGGCAAACAGTGTACATTCCAGAGATCGATTGCCACGTCGGTGCACTACAGACCGATTCGATCTACAAATCTCTACACATGTACCTGCGTGGTAAATCATGTGAGAATTCGGAAGAGGAGGCATGCGCTCTAAACCTTGATACTGCTGTGAGAGAATTTTTCAATCATGGCAGGGAGGTTTATGAGTCCCAAAGAGCGACCCTGAAGAATATTGCCACTAAGGCAAATTTGAATGGGTTCTGCGCTGAACTTGATGTCTCTTTCGATGATCGCGTGATTATGTGGAAAGAAAAATATGATCCAGACAGTTTGGATCCGCCCTCGGAGACGGCGTTAAAAGCTCCACCCCGTATGACACATGGGGTCGCAGAGGCAGTTGAAGATGTCCCTGACAATGTGATTACCGTCACACAAGAGTAAGCCATCTCTTGTGTGATAAGGCCTTTGTCAGGAGTAAAATGTGGCACAACGGGCTGTGCTATGAAGCGGGCACAGTACTGTACATAGAGCTTTACTAACTTTTGTAACAATAAAAATGAATGTAAACAATGTAATTTATGTAAATGTAAACTAGGCAATTGTCTGTGTAAATTTCGACAGTTGTTCGGTATGAAACCGCAATCTGGGATCGAATATTCTTTAGGTCCCTCCCAACACAAAGAACAGAACGTGGTCTTTAATGATCAGATAAGTGCGTTCAAGACTGAGGTAACTTCTACTGTAGATGTGACTCGGTCCCAACAGGACACACATGATGCTGAACTGGCTGACTTTTTCGCCAGACCAATAAAGATCGCGGAGTATGAATGGGCAATAGGTGCTGGACTGTTTCAACAGTTCAACCCTTGGTCCTTGTACCTTGAGAACCCTCGAGTGTCCAATCGTATAGCGAATTTCAACATGCTGAGGTGTAAACTTCACCTCAAGTTTGTGATAAATGCTAATGGATTTATGTACTCTCGAGTGCTAGTTTCATACTTACCGTTCCACAACTGGGATTCTCTAACTGAGTCTTCAGCTCTTTTTCCGAATGACGCAGTTCAGGAGTCCCAGATGCCACACATATTTTTGAATCCCACCACATCAACCGGTGGAGAGATGGTCCTTCCTTTTGTGTGGCCAAGTAATAATGTGTATATCCCAACTTCTGAATGGGATAACTTAGGAAGGATCACCATGAGATCTTTAGCAACTCTCAAACATGCTAATGGTGCAACAGGTGTTGCCACCATAAGTGTGTTTGCTTGGGCTGAAGACATGGCACTAAATGTATTGACTTCGGTCGACCCAGATACAATGGTGCCACAAATGGGTTTGGAAGGTGAGGTTGATGAAGCCAACAAGAACGGCATAGTTTCTGGTCCTGCAACAGCAGTGGCCAAAGCCGCCTCGGCTCTATCGGTTATACCTGAGATCGCACCTTTTGCGTTAGCAACAGCCAGAGCAGCATCCACAATAGCTGGAGTTGCAAAAGCTTTTGGATATAGCCGACCTGCACAAACCCGGGACAATTGTCCCATCAAACCTGTTGTTACATCAAGTTTATCTCTGACTACGGTGCCAGACACTACTCAGAAATTAACTGTAGATGATAAACAGGAACTGACTATTGATTCGCGTATAGCCGGATTAGGTGGGGAGGATCCAATGAGTCTGAAGAGAATTGCTTCTACAGAATCATATCTTACCTCATTTGATTGGGCTGTTGGAACTGCTCCCGGAACGCTTTTGTGGAACGGTCGAGTAGATCCATGCACATTCGCATTTGATGGTCTTACCAAGTACCACTTACCTGCGTGTTGTGTCGCAGCCCTGCCTTTTAAGTACTGGACTGGTACTCTGAAGTTTCGATTTCAGATTATGAGTTCAGCTTATCACAAGGGTAGGTTGAAAGTGTCGTACGACCCCAACTGGGTTGCCAATGAAGAATTCAATACCATGTACACTCGTGTTGTTGATCTAGCATCTGAAACCGATTTTACTATCTCGGTCTCTAATGGCCAAGATGTGACATTGCTAGAGCACCACTCACCTGGTCTTGATTCAGTCACCCAATTGTACTCAACTACGCGCTATATCAGTAAGGAAGAGGGGAACGGTGTCATAGCTGTTTCTGTTCTGAATGAACTTACTACTCCAAATAGCACAGTGAACAATGATGTTGTAGTCAATGTTTTTGTGTCAGCAGGAGATGATTTTGAAGTGTATGTTCCAACTGAACACTTCGCGCACTTTGTGTACAAACCCCAGATGGGATTGGAGACCATGTCTCCACAAAGCGGTGAAGAAGTTGTCCCAGACTCCTTCGGATCCGAGCAAGATAGACCTGAACATGAGTCGGGTGAGTCTATAGGTCCAACAATAGATTCCCTTGACAAAGTTAACGTGGTCTTCGTAGGCGAGAGCGTAAAGTCCTTTAGACAATTACTCAAGAGGTATAATCTACATAGTTCCCTAGGTATTATAACATCTGGGGACGGGTTGATTTACCTAAACACTGCATACTTTCCTTATCTTAGAGGAAATGTTGCAGGGGCTAAAGACGCTACTGCCTTACTTGCGCCGTATAATTATTGTAACACACTATTGCTGCATTGGGTAGTGAATTGCTTTTCAGGATGGCGAGGTTCGATAAGAACTAAGCTAATCCCACAAGGCTTTTACAAAACTAATGACAGGATGGTGTCTATGCACGTTGAGCGCGACCTAATTGATTCTGGTGCTTATAATCAGTACCGAATTACTAGGGTTGCTGCCCCGGCATATGTTGACAATAATAAAGCGGCAGAGGATGCTGTGGTTGGCACAGCAGGCCTGCAGAAAACTTTTGGAGCCCGCGGTCAAATGTTTACAATTGATCGCATTAATCCAGTGGCAGAGTTCGAGATACCGTGGTACTCAAACAAGCGGTTTATTCCTGGAAAGATAGAGGACTACACAGGGCCTCGTGGTTTTACAGTCCACGAGATGTCTGGTGTTGATTACTATATCTGGATGAATGGGAATGACACATCAACTCTGAACTTCTACCACGCAATAGGTGAAGACTTCAATACATATTTTTGGACGGGATGTCCGCCATTGTATTATGAAGCTAATCCACCTGTTGCTTAGGTGTCTGCAGTTTGGGAGTAAACCCATAAAATCCGGGATGGCTACCGATGGTCCAACTAACAGTGTCCAGAATGCCATTTCAAAGTATGCTAAACGATAGCACAAGTGCTAGTGTTGTCGCATGTATACTATAAACGCAAGAAGAGAGAAATCTCTTTAAACTCCTATGTGACCTAGGGGGGTTCATTTCAATGAACTGGTGACAGCCTTACATTTTGTGAAGCCGACAGAGTAGTTTTAAAAGCTCAGTGCACCAGTTCATGGTGTACTGAGTTTGGATTTTCCTACTCTCAAGGCGTCACAATTTTAAATTAGCTGAAACCCACTGTTTTCTAACAGAACGCGACAAGGATGGTTATAATTTTTGCTCCCTTGTCCTCAGTCAAGAACTACGACTTTCT